CAAGACCATACCCACCCCAAGGTGCTCATCATTCAGCCACAAGCAGCATCTCACGGGCTTACCCTAACTGCTGCCGACACAATTATTTGGTACGCTCCCTGCTCCAGCGTAGAGACATACTTACAAGCCAATGCTCGAATTGACCGACCCGGTCAGGTCAACCCAATGACCATCGTGCATATAACGGGCAGTCCAATAGAGACAAAGATGTACAGCCTCTTGCGGGGCAACGTGAGTAATCACACAAAAATAATTGATTTGTACAGGCAAGAAATTATTTCTGAAAGCACTTGACAATGTCAAGTTTTGTGCTAAACTAAAACCTCAAAACAACTGGAGCTAACTATGGACGCATTAGAAGGTCAGGACGAAGTCACCACTTCTTCCATCCCACTCGACAAACTTGCCGCTATCTATATCAGGATACGCGATGCCAAGGACGACCTCACAGAAACCTACAAAACAAAAGTCGCTGATCTTGATGAGCAGATGGGCGTACTTGAAACACAGATGCTGAATACTTGTAAAGAGCAAGGTATTGACAGCATCCGCACAAAACACGGCACGATCATTCGTTCAGTTAAATCACGGTACTGGACAAATGATTGGGATTCGATGTACGACTTCATTGAGGAGACCGGTGCATTTGGCCTGTTGGAGAAACGACTTCATCAAACACACATGAAAGACTTTCTTCTTGAGAATCCTGACCTTCTACCGAGAGGTTTGAATGTCGAAAATCAATATACCGTGGTAGTTAGACGTTCTAAGGAAAACTGAAAAATGAGCAGCATTACACTTTTTAACCAAGACCTCCCCGACTTTCTGCAAACCGCTGGAGTCAGTGAGCTTACAAAACAACTTGCTGGTAACAGCGGGATTAAACGAGTCGTCCCTAAAAACGGAATCTTCCGCAAAATTGTGGGTGGCGAAGAAATGGGCAAGGTTAAAGGCGACTTAGAAGTTGTCGTTATCAATGCTTCTCCTAAAGTTGGTCGCATCTTTTACGTCAATCAGTGGACTCCCGAAGCCGCGCCAACCGCGCCTGATTGTTTTTCCAATGATGGCAGTACGCCTGATGCTGGTTCGGCTAACAAACAGTCTGACCGTTGCGATTCATGCGAGCAAAACATCAAAGGCTCAGGTCAAGGTAACTCTAAGGCTTGCCGCTACACACGCCGCATTGCTGTGAATTTAGTAGAGGACTTTGGCACTTCACTTGAAGGTTCTGTATACCAAATGAACTTGGCCTCCAAGTCTTTATTTGGCGAGAGCGTTGGCGACAACACTCATCCGTTTGAGACTTACACCAAGTACTTGTCCAACAACGGCAAAAGCTTGGACTACGTTGTTACACAGGTGAGCTTCAACGAAGATAACGACAACCAATCTGTTTTGTTTACCCCATTGCGCCATATCAACAAGGAGCAATACGCAGTGACCAGCAAGGCCGCTGTTCTGCCTGAGACACAGAAGATGGTCACCATGACCCCATATCAAGCCGATATGTCAGGCCGTGCGCCAAAGCTGGAAGCGCCCAAAGCCGAGGCCCCAAAAGCCAAAGTTAAAGTGGAAGCCGAAGCTGAGGATGATGACGGAGTTGAAGCACCTAAGAAGCGTGAATCCAAGAAAGCTGTTGAAACCGCACCCACACCCAAGAAAAGTTTGGACTCAGTGGTAGCGGCTTGGGCAGACGAGGAGTAACGCATGACCTATGGTTACAGCCAAAAATTAGTTGATGCTAACAAAAAAGCCGATGCTGATTCTTTAGGCGTAGCCTTGGGTCGCTTCTGTATCGAGCGGGAGATTACTGCTACGCGAGTGGCATTAGAACTAGGCGTTAGCCGCATGACGGTCTACAACTGGTTTTGGGGTGAGTTCACCCCGTCTCCAACTTACGCTGAGCAGATAGAGCGTTTCATGGCACGGCATAAAAAGCGCAAATAAACAATGTCTACATTTGATTTGCTTGATACCGTATTACCTACGGAGGGGCGGTACTGCATAGTTGGCATAGGTAAATATGTTGACCAGCGTTTTGCAAACACAAGGGAAGAAACCGAGACACTCATCCAAGAGTTCAACACCAAGCAAGTCAACGTGTATTTTGGTTGTGCCAAGTTTGGTACGGCAGATGACAGGACGCACGAGAACGTAGCCTTTGTTCAAGCCTTATGGCTAGATATTGATTGCGGCCCGACCAAGGGTGTACCGAACTCCAAAGGGAAGATTGAAGGCTATCTCGACCAGCAAACAGGGCTGGAAGAGCTTAAGAAGTTTTGCAAGACTGTCGGCTTACCTAGACCAATTTTGGTGAACTCCGGCAACGGTGTTCATGCCTACTGGTTGCTTGAAAAGATGTTATCCCGCAAAGAGTGGGAGCCATTGGCCAAGCGACTAAAACAACTGTGCAAAGAACATGACTTGATCGTTGACGACAAGGTGTTTGAAGCATCGCGGGTTCTTCGTGTACCCGAATCAATGAACGTGAAGAAAGGTTTAGAGCCTAAGCCAGTCAGTGTGTGGAACGAGGTTTCGCCGAGGCTGTCTATTGAGAAACTGCGTGAGTTGCTGGGCGCACCTGAACCCAAACAAGAAGAGGAAGTGCCTGACTTCGTACCTTCTTCGATGAGTCCGATGATGCAAGCATTGATGGGTAACAAGGTCAAACGGTTCAAGACCATCATGCTCAAGGCCGAGAACGGCTGTGCGCAACTGAATTACGTATTTCAAAACCAAGCTGAGATTGACGAGCCACTGTGGATGTCGGCGTTATCTATTTCTGCTTTCTGTGTAGATGGGGACAAAGCGGCGCACAAGATGTCTAGCGGTCACCCCGAGTACGACCCCGCCGAGGTAGAGAACAAGCTCAGGAACATACGTAAACGCGGTGGCCCACATCACTGCACAACATTTGAAGAGCGCAACCCCGGTGGCTGTGATGACTGTGTACACAAAGGCGAGATTACTTCACCTATTGTGTTAGGCATAGAGGTAGCAGAAGCTACTGAAGCCGACAACGAAGTAGAGGTGGAAACCGAAGAGGGTGTTGAAACGCATCAAATACCTGAGTATCCGTTCCCATTCTTCAGGGGTAAAAAGGGTGGCGTATATGTTCGTCCCCCCAAAGATTCCGAAGAAGCACCCGCAATGGTGTACGAGCATGACTTGTATGTAGTCAAGCGTATGAGGGACAAAGAGTTGGGTGAAATGGCGTTGTTCAGACTTCACTTACCACATGACGGGGTGAAGGAGTTTGCGATAACCACTGCATCCATTTCATCAAAGGACGAGCTACGCAAACAGCTTGCCCAGCAGGGCGTAATGGCGCACCACAAGCAATATGAAAATCTTGCAACGTACGTTATTACAGCAGTAAAGAATTTGCAATTTACAAAGAAAGCAGAGCTTATGAGAACACAATTTGGATGGGTTGACGGAGACAGTAAATTTATTATGGGCAACAAAGAGATCACCAAAGACGGTACGTTCTATAGCCCATCATCGACAACAACAGAATTTTTTGCCGAGAAGATTCATGAAAAAGGCGACATGGATAAGTGGAAAGAAGTCTTCAACCTGTATGCAATAAAGGGTATGGAAGCCCATGCTTTTGGAGCCTTAACCGCGTTTGGCGCTCCACTAATGAAGTTCACTGGATTGAAAGGCGCGATCATTAACGTGATCTACCAATATGCTGGATCAGGAAAATCAACCATTCTGCGCATGTGCAACAGCGTATACGGTATGCCCTACGAGCTTATGTCAATCCAAAAAGACACGCTCAATGCAAAGATGCAGCAGCTTGGGGTAATGAACAACATCGCCAATACGATTGACGAAATCACCAACATGACCCCTCAAGAGTTTTCTGACTTGTCATACGGCATCAGTCAGGGCCGAGGCAAACATCGCGTCAAAGGTTCTGAGAACGCACTACGCATCAACAACACCTCATGGCAAAACATGACTTTATGCTCATCGAACGCCAGCTTTTATGAGAAGTTGACCGCGTTGAAGAACAGCCCAGATGGTGAATCCGTACGGTTACTTGAGTACAAGATAGAACCTAACGACTTGATTGGCGTGGCTAGGGGCAAGGAAATGTTTGACCACCAACTCAATGAGAATTATGGTCATGCGGGTGAGATATACCTTGCATGGTTGGTAAACAACCTAGAGTACGCCAAGGACTTGGTAAAGAAAGTGCAAGCCCGACTGGACAAAGAAGTTCAGTTCACCGCAAGGGAGCGCTTTTGGTCGGCCACTGCCGCTTGTAATATTGCTGGTGGTTTGATTGCCCGCCACCTTGGTTTGCACGACTATGATATGACCGCTGTGTATGAGTGGCTAAAAGATATGTTGAGCGAAATGCGTCTCGATGTGAAGCCCCCGCAGTCAACCCCCGTTGCTACCCTTGGTGAATTTCTTGATAGCCATCACGCCAATGCTTTGGTGGTCAACGGTCAAGTAGATGCCCGAAGTAATATGTCGGCGCTACCTTTGCAAGAACCCCGTCAAGAATTGCTGGTACGTTACGAGCCGGATACCAAACACATCTATGTAGCAGCCAAGCAGTTCAAAGAGTTTTGTATCGAGCAGCAGGTCAATTACAAAAGTTTGCTCAAAGAGTTAACCGACTTGCAAATATTTGTTGAGGCAACCAACAAGCGTATGTCCAAAGGTATGAAGGTTGCGTCTCCTGCTGTACGCACGTTGAAATTTGACGCATCGCATTCCGAGTTCCTGCGCATGGACGATATGTTGGGCCTAAATGAAAATCGAGACAGTGTCGTATCAGCTTGATTGGTCGAAGTTTAGAACCGGTCATTCGTTTTTTGTACCCTGCATAGACCACAATGCGGCGCGGGAAACCATAAGCGCTGTAACAAAAAGATTGAAGATAACAATTGTTACAAAAGTTGTGATCGTAGAGGGTATAAAAGGTTTGCGAGTTTGGCGCGTTTAATGTAGACTGGCATCAATGGTAAGCAGTTGCCATGTCTCCGAAAGTTAGCTCCTTTCAACCTCCCTTTCCCCCGCCTATGTGCGGGGGTTTTTTATGGCTTGTTGTATACCGACAAAGCCTTTTCAGCTTCATTGGATACAGGGCCAAGGAGTGCAGCATTTTTCTCATTGATGTCGATACCGCCAAAGATTCCTTTGCGTAATACCTTGTTGATATTTTCAGCATTGGCATTCTCAAGCTCATCCATATCAATCTGCTTGGTTGGATTACGCAAGTTGAAATCAATGATCTTGTCAAAGGTATCTACCCACTTATTCCCAAATCGTTCTTGCGCAGACAAAGGTATGGTTGGGTCGATTGACTTACGGAAGTTATCTTTGTACTGCTGTTCTAAGTTTTGCTTTTCCATAGCAATTTGTTTTTCAACAACTGCACCACGGTTGGCTAAATCTTGCGCAGTAGATAGAGCCGCAGGACGGTATCCAATAGCTTGGCCGACAATCTCACTTGTTGGTACTTTGCCGGGTTCAGCAAGCTGTACGCCTTGAGGTGTTTGAATACCTTGAGTAGCGTAGCGATAAGCAATCATGTAGTTGCTGATGGAGCCGGGTGTTAACTTCTCCATACCACGCTGGTATTCACCGTTGGCTAAATCTTGCAACCCATTCATGGTGTTTATTGCCAAGTTCGGCACAGGGCCACCAAGCGCCAAAGCCCAATTCAAGAACGTGTCTTTATTGGTTTTGCCGGGGGAGTTTGGTTCACGGAACCACATGTTATCAAGTGAAACACGGCTGGATAAATCTATTCCAGCAAACTTATTTGCCACACCCTTTTTAAGAGTCTCAGACCATTCGTCTCCAAACTGCTGCGGCATAAACTCAGTTTTCCACCATGTCAGGTAGTCCAAGTTTTTCATTTCATCAGGCGCATCTGGGTCACGTCCCCATTTGTTCCATGCTGCACCAATGATGGCCATGATTGTTGTAAACAATGGCAATGCTTCCAAACCACCAAGCAACAAGTGTGTGCCCAAAATTCCGAAGAATTTAGTAGCTGCTTTAGCTTTGTCTTCTTTGTTGAAGCCGGGGAGCATCTTAAAGAAATTGCTGGCCAAGTTCTTGTATGTCACCAAGGGGAAGAACTTATACATGGTCAACACCTTGCCGCCAGCACCTTGCATCAGCAATGGGCGGTTATCTGGGGAGTAATTACCAAAGGCTTCATAAGTCTCATCAACTGCGGCTCTGATTGCTTTATCGTAATCCCCCCCAAATTTTTCCATGTTGGCACGGAAAGAAGCCAGCCCCAAGAACTCACGAGACAAACGCTCGCCGTGGTGCATCAAACCACCAAAAATTAAATTGCTGGTTACGTCTTTAGCCATTCGCACGCCGGTGCTTGTAACAGGTTTCTTGGCTTGACTAAATACTGTACTGGCCAAAGTATCCTTAAACACTCCATACGAACCTATATCCCGAATGGCTCGGCGTTCTGTTGGTGTGAGTCCTGTAGCGTGCTCAATGCTTGGCATACGCCAGCGGGTAGTTCCATCTGCTTGGTGCTCAATAACGCCGTACTGATTCCAGAACTTGAGCATCTTTGACATTTCAGCAAGCCCTCTAGGGCCATGATTGGCGAGCATCATGGGGACACCTTTGAGGAAAATATCCATAGGCTGCATGATTGCCGACGACCAACTTGTCATGTAGCGTAGATATGCGGCCTTGGTTACAAGTCCTGCTGCGGAATCATAAAACTTAGCAAGCGTTGTTTTTTCTGGCGGGCTCAAAGAGTTTGCAGCTAACTCAGCAGCACGTTGAACAAACGCTTTGTATGTGGGGTCATCGGCAATTGCTTTATACGCACCATCAACTGCACTGCGGATACTTGGGCCATAACGTAAATTAGGGAACTGCCGAGACATTTTTATTCCCACTGCGTTTACGTTCCTAAGCACATCACTGCTGTAGCCGGGTGTACCTTTGCGGTGCATAAACATTTTGCGCACACTGGCTTCAGGCATAGCCGCTAAATACGCTTGGTAGATGTTGTCCTTGATAGCTTCTTTTGCACCGGGCTCAGTTATGTTGGCGGTATCAACGGCTTCATACGCGGCTTTGAGCAACTTACTTGTGCTTTCAATAGTACTGCGCATTCTAGACCCGCCAATATCATCGCTGATCTTGACATACCCATTGTCACGCAAATACTTTAAAGATATATCCTTGCTCTTAGCGTACTCAAGTGCGGCTCGGTCACGTTCAATTTTTGTCTCAAAACGAACTGAGGTGCGCTTGTCGCCTTTGCCAAACTCCAAAACATAGTCGCCGTAGCGCATCAATGGGAAGTATGGGTCAATGGTTTTATCGCCCTCAAAGATTTCTCGTATACCCGCCATGACTTTGTCACGCTCACCTGCGGGCAAATCCAACTTATCAATCTGGTCAGAAATGATTTGCCGTTGGAAATCCTTCATGTCCGTGTAGTAGTCACGCAAGTTTTTGTACAACTCTTTACCCCGCTCGGGCAGTGCGTTGTACATGGCATCTAAAGTTTTGTCGCGGTGCGTGTTGTTTGGTTTTGATGGGTCGTACTCGGCGTTTGTTGAGGCGTGTACCAAGTCGTTAAACACATCTTTAAATTTTGGATGTGCGTTGTAGAACCGAACAATTTGCTCTGACTGGTTAGCCACACTACGAAGAATAGACTCGGTCATGCCATTCTTTTTCTGAATAGCCTCATACAAATCTTGTAAAGATTGAATGCGCTCACCGGGGCCTTTGGCTATGGCTTCCAAGTCATAAGCATGAGAGAACACAGTACGAGCCGAATCGCTCAGGCTATCCCAAACCAGCTTTGTTTCTCTCCAAAGTATCCGAGGGTCACGCAAAGCCGCAGCTATGGATACCGACTTACCCAATTCATTACCCGCTCTGGAGAGAGCAACGCCACGCAAAGCCCTACTTGTTGCTTGCTGTAGCTGATGAGCAGTACGCTCTAACGGTTCTTTGGGCTCTTCGCTTGCAAAAGTTCTGGCAGCTAACTCTCCAGCAGGAGCTTTCTCATCAAGAATCTTATCGGTGATATTGATAAGGTCAGACATGGCAGAGAACTCATCTTTGCCTTTACCAAATGCCTTTGCCCACTCGTTGTACAGCGTGCGCACAAAAGAAGAGAACCCATTCTCATTCTGTGTACCTTTGACTCGACCCAAAAATTCTTGGAATACTTCATCAGACATACCGTAAGCCAAGAACTCTTGTGGTGTCTTGAATATGTCGTAGTGAACAGTGCCGTCGGCGTCTGTGACAATCGTAGCTTCGATGCGCTTCTTTAACTCATCGGGTACCAAATTCATTCTGTCCATCAACTCGTATTGACGTTTGACCCGGTCGGCTAAGTCTGTGAGTTCTTTGACAAGCGCAGAAGATTTACCAAATTTGGCAAGCGCAATTCTTCTATCAGTAGCGGCGTGCAGTAATTCATGGAGCACGGTAATGTTGTTTATACCGTGACCACTACCCCAGCTTTCACCCCTGACGTAAACAGTTTTTGTGCCTCGGCTATACAAGCCGTTCGCAGACCGCATAGCTTCACGCAAGGCTGGGGGCATTGGGTCATCTTTTTCCAACACCACAAACGTGACACCATTGGTAAACGCACGCAGTCGGTTAGCCAAAGACTTTTGAAAAGCATTACCAGTCTTAGCAACAATGGTCAGTGCTTGAGATGCGTTGGTAGCTCTGTTGAACGCGGTGTTGGGTTTGCCCTTAACTGGGATTCTGCTTGCAAGCGGGCTCTTACCTTGGAATGACTCACCAATCTCTCCGCGCAAATCTGTCTTTGCACGAATCTCCATACCCCGTTTAGCCGCATCAATGTCGGCTTGGGATAATTTGCTGCGGTCATTCAGTAATGCTTTGACACGATTACCAACGGCTGTGCCCCGCAAGTTGGGGTTTAGGTTCAACTCCAACAATTGTGTTGCTACATACTTTTTGGCTTTCTCTTTATCTTCTTCAGCTTGGTCTACTTTATCGGCCTCAAGTTCTTCATCGACAGGCTTAAGCGCCTCGTCGAGCATCTTGTTCAACTTTTTAAGTTGATAGTCGGCATTGTCAGTATCTTTCTTGCGCTGTTTTTTATCCCCTTCAAGTTTTTGTTTTTGTTCTTCTGTGCGCTCAAGGGGTGGCCGACCACGTCGTTTTGTTTCGGCTGGTGTTTCTGCGGCAGGTGCAGGCTGTTTTTGCTTTGCTTTGTTTATTTCATCATCGTATGTAGCAATTGCTTTATCAATCGTAGGCTGGTCGTCTATACCTTGCTCACGTAAAGTGTCCGCAATGTTGTCTCTATGTGCGCCAATTGATTCTTCTAAAGACTCAAAGTCGCCTTGCCCAGCTATTGCACTATCTGCGGAGCGTTGAGCAAACGCAATTGGGTCTACTTTGGCTTCTTCAACAGGTGCGGGCTCTTCTGCTTTAGCTTCTTCAACAGGCGCAGCTTCTTCTGCTGTTGGGCGGCGCTCAATCTCATTGATTAAGCCAAACAATTTTTTGCCAAAGTCTATAGCCGAATCTTCGGCCTTCATCCAATTCCGTACTTTTTCTATATCTTCAGGTGTGACTTTGCCTTGAGTATGTAAGTCTTGGAGTTCCTCAATAAGTGTTTTGCCTATTGGAGCGGGTTGCGCTGGCGCTCGTTCATTAACTCTTGCAACATCTTGTCCAGCAGAAACCACTCCACCTCGCTCAGTGACTCCAGCCCTTCCGGGGGGTAACTCTGTACTGGGCTGTTCAACCACTGGAATGCTTGCTCCACTTGGCTTGGTAATAGTCTGTCCAACATTTGGTTCTCCTTGAGTTTCTGCTTGTGCAGGCGCATTGGTTCCTTCTTCGGCAGCTAAGCGTTCTTCAGCAATACGAGTTGCATTTTCAATTGGTATGTTTGTGCGTTTTTGGATTTCTTCCGCAAGCTGAGCAACTCGTTCATCTTTTGGTACAACTGGAGCTTGAGGAGGGGTAAGGTCTTCGCCCGGCCTAGCTTCGCCGACTGCACCTAAATCTGTAGCAGGGGCTGGAGGAGCTTTTTGTTCTTGGCGTTGTTGCTGCTCGGGGGTTAAGAACCCTTTGGATTTGGCAATGAGTTCAGCCAAGCCTTCATAGCTTGAGTCCTTCATGTAAGGTACACGCTCATCCGCTACTTGTTTGCCTTGAGTATGTTCAATACCTTTATGAGCACCGCGTAATACCGCAAACGCCAAAGCATTTTCAACCATGCTTTGTGGGTCAACTACCGGTGAGTCAGTATTGCGGCCATTTACAACATCAATACCCTTATGAGTAGCGCTATCGGCAGCATTAAACAAAGCACCTTCGGCAGCAGCACTTGTCAGTTGGGGTAACAATTTATCAGATGCCTGTAACGCCTCCGGCAATACTTTGCCGCCAGTGGCAATTAACCGACCACCGTACATCATCATTCCCGCCGAGGCCAATGCGTGTTCAACTGCAACTGATTGAGGAGCGCCTGCCTTAAGTTGTTCTTTATATGTGTCTCTAAACCCGGGCAACGCAAACAAAACACCGGTAGATAGCAAAGGGATTAAACTCGCGCCCCCTGTATATGGAGCAGCCATTGTTTCAACTAACGCAGGGGTTAGGCCACCAACCATACTAGATACTCGGCCAAGAGTAGTGTCCCCACCATATTTGGATTGGAATTCTTTAACCGATTTACGTGTTGCATCCAGTTGGTCGGCAGTATCGGACGCACGTACATAGTCGGATAAAGCAGCCGTGGCACCTAATATCGCATCAGCAAATCCACCGGCAAAGTTTGCACCAATGGTCTCGCCATAAGTTGGGGGTTTAACTCCTTGTTGCTTTGCTATGTATTCTTCGGGAGCTTCTTTTAACTGTGCGGGATTTGCAAACAACTGCCCACTTGCTGCTTGCGCACGAGCAAGACTTTCTGGGTCATATCTATTGTCTTCTGCAAACCGTTCAGTCTGTGCTTCAAGGCGTGGGTCAAACTTTCTTGTGGTTGGAGTTTGATTTTGATCTTCGGCGGCATACCGACCAGCAATAGCACGAGCGGCTCGGCCATATACATCAGGGCGTTGCGCCATCTTATCCAACGCAGCTTGCCTTTGTTCGGCTGGCATTGCGTCTAGCTGGGCTTTAACTGCGGCTGTAAACTGAGGGTTTACAACTGCTTGGTCTTCGGTTGGAAGTGGGGGAACTTTTACCCCTTCCATTACGCTTTCGCGTTTAGGTTGTGCCACATCCATGATGGCTGAGCCAAGGTCATCTCCCATAACCCCAGTGGTATTTTCAACAGGGGCGGCTTGCTTTTTAGGGTACGTCTTACCTTGAACTGTACGGGCCGGGCCTTGGGATTGCCTTGGTACGTAGTTGCGCATTCCCTCTTCAGATGAACTTGCACCAGCTTTGGTATTTAATAAATCTGAAAGACCAAACTCTTCTTGAGGCGCGGGGGTCAACGCCTCTTCCAACGAAAAATCTTTAGACATAACGACCCCTTACGGTACAGGCGTGAATTTTTGCGTTGTTGCATTCCATTTAGCATTACCCCTTGACGTACTATATACAACTCCGTCTTTTAAAACAGCGGCTGTAGGGTTAGCGGGCAATGGTTGTGCAACTGGGGCTGCGGGGTTTGCACCGGGAGCACCAACAGCTGAACGTGCTTTTTGGAAATTGGTAAGTGCTCTTTGTGCGGCATCCTGTTCCATTTTTTGCATAGCACCAGCGTCTTTTTGTTGCATAGCTTTTAAATATGGAGCGGATTTCTTCACTGCGGCCACTTCTTTTTCTTGTTGCGCAGCTAAATCTTTTGCTAATACATCGGCTTTACCCGCAGCTTCAGCACCGCCGGGAGCAATGTCGTGTGTTTGAGCGCTTGTGACGGTTGATGTACCTTTGGTGGTGATGTCTTTTGTACCCTTCATTTCAAGAACTTGTCTATAGGCTGCGGCGTTTATACGTGCCTCGTATTGCTCTGGCGTTTCACCTGTTCTTATTGGCGTTGTAGATTTTAAATCCGCTGCAATTGATGCTTGCGCATTAATATCAAAGTTAGGTGTTGCCGCTTTGACGGGTCTGTTAAGCATAGCGCCTTTACCCAGCAACCTTGATTGTGCGTTAACTTTATCCACAGCAAACTTCTTGGCATCCATTTCGGATTTGCGTGCATTTTCCATAAGAGCCACGGCGTCTTTGGTGAGACCAAGGTTTTCTTTGCGTTTGGCATCAGCCAAGCTGTATTGCATTTGCGCCAAAGAAAGCTTTTCTTTGTTAGCGGCATTAACATATTGTCCATAAACACCAGCAAACGCACCGCCAGCAGCGCCTAACCCACGAAGGGCATTACCACCTTGGAGCATAGCGGGGATTGCTTGAAGCGCGGCTAAGCCTTTACCTTCATTAAGTCTATCTTGACTCGATGATTCTATGTCTGCAAGTTTTTTAGAAAAATCGTTGTAACCAGTATCTGTACCAGCTTGATCGCGCAAAGCTTTGTTATAAATCCCAAGTTGAGCTATACGTTCTGCCGCAGTCATAGGCTTATCGTTAGCGCCTAAATTATTTAATGCTTTTGATTGGTTTAATATTTCTTGGCTAAATTGATTAGCATAATTACCGCCTGCACCATCGGTGTCAGTGTCATTATCATCTTCGTTATCTTCTTTATTTTGATCTAGGATTTTTTGTAAATCTACATCGCTATCATCATTACCGGCAAACGCAACAATCCCACCACCAGCCATCATTTGTTCTTGCTGTTCTTGAGGGATTTGATTAAACGCATTACCAAGACCACCACGTACTGAAGCACGCTCAGCCATTTCTGCGTCAATCATTTGAGCTTGTTCTGCATCCCGCCGACTCAGTGCTACTTCTTTGGCTTTTTGTAGTTGTTGGTCACTTAACTTACTGAGAATACTTTCTACATTTTGTGGGCTTGTTACTCCACCACCAGCGTACGACTTCATCAAGCCGCCTTCTTTACCAAACAATTTAGATGCACCATACGCACCCAGCCCCAACGCACCAAGCGACTGTATTCCAGAAGGTGCTGGTTGGTATATAGCCGATGTTGACTGTTGACCCAATGGCAAACCACGAATCATGTCAGACATGAAGCCCAACTGTTTATACGGGTAATTCTGTTGATTCAAGAAATCTTGATAAGCCTGATCCAGAGGACGCTGAGCTTGTTGTTGCATCTGACCGCCATATGTGCTTTGCAACTTATTGATGTCCATTCCCTGCTGGAACTGCTGACCACCTAACTGACCAAGTTGACCCGCTGCTTGCAAGCCAGTCTGCAAACCCTGCATACCCAAACCAGCACCATACTGGCGGGACTGTTCACCTAATTGGTTTGCAGCTTGTCCATATTGAGCACCGAGACCAGCAGCTTGCAAACCTTGACCAGCGCCGTACTGCCGAGATTGTTCCGCAGCATTCTGCGCTTGCTGAAATGCTTGTTGGTTTGCCAACTGAGATTGCAAGTTTTGACCCGCGCCAAGCTGCTGTACGCCAAGTAGCGCATTGAGGTTTTGACCGCCGACGTTAATACCAGCTTGCTGATTTGCCATCTGCGCTTGCAAACGTGCTTGTTGCTCGGTGTTAAATTGTTGCTGTGCATTTTGAAACGCAGCTTGTTGCCCCGTGGCTTGAATATCACCTTTTTGCGTAGCTAAATTACGCGCAGCTTCCGCATCCATAATTGCTTGTCGAGAGCCGCCAAACGCACCAGCGCCCACAGCTTGCGCATTGCGTCCTGTACCGGCAATATCTGCTTGGCGCTGAGCCTCGCGCTGTTGAATATCCACCACATTTTGCATGTAGGGGGACATGTATTGTTGCGCAGAATATGGGTTTGCAAAGCTTTGTGTGCGGACTCTTTCCGCTGGATTCATTTGATAATTTTGCAAGTCAGGAGCTCGCGCTTGCATCATAGAAAACTGACCGGGCTGATACTGACCGGGCGCTTGAAATTGATTATCAAACTGACCTGATTGATATTGCGTATTAAGTGCGCCAAGACCTGCGGCTGTGGCTAAATCTGTACCAGTTCCCAATTGTTGGGATGGTTGCATGTTGGCAGCGCCTTGAAAAGACTGCTGTTGCATTGGGCTAAAGCCAGCAATACGATTTGCACCGTATGTTTGATATGGGTTTTGGTTAATGTCTGTAAGGGCCGCGCCTTTAGCAAGCGTATCTTTGGCGTAGCCACGTGCCCACTCAGGCAACTCAGAAGTTTGAGTTGAGCTTGAGGTCTGACTGCCGCCACCACCACCGCCACCACCGCTGTCCATATACATAATGAACTGTTTGCCAGTCAACCAACCAAGTAAGCTTTTAACAATATTCATAATTTAATCCTCATTACTTGATGGGTGTTTTCCATACCCATCTTTTCGTACATTTGGGGAAGTGTCCCTTGGGCAAAACATTGCGCTCTTGTGGCTCCATGAAGTCGCATCCAGTTTTTGGCTTCTTCAAATACATGTTGCCTCACAATACCTTTACCGCCCATAAGACTCACATGCGCCATGCGCTCCATCGGTAAATCCCAAAACTCTACTGTGCAAGCGCCAGTTATGGTTTCGTCAGGCTCTTCCCACACCAAAAGAAACATTTTTCCTGTCCGTATGCTGTACTCAACATGCTGAATTGTCGTAGCTGTTGGGTCTAAGTCAATTGCTTTTTGAATGAGGGGCGCAGCAATAGGCCACACTTCAGGCAATTCACGAGGACTTATTTGATAGAGCGGCATGATTATGCAGGGAGGTATTTCTCAGAGCGGCTGTTCTTTGCCACCTTACCTTTACCAACAGTCTTACCACGGGCAGATTGAATTCTGTCCATCATTGCGTACAGCTTGCGTGCGCCAGCTTCGGTCGAGCCATTGCCCAACTCAGAAACTATACGTGCAGGTATAACAAATTCACCGTCAGCTAAACGTGCAGGTTGCTTTTTGCCAATTACAGCAGGGATGGAGTCGGATACGCCATCACCGGGGCCACGAAGCAGTCGGCCTCCATCGGAGTAACCGCCAAGGTTGTAGCCAGCATCAGAAATACCGCCGCCTGCGGCATGGCCTGTAATATTGTTGCGGTTCATACCGCCACCAAAGGGCTGGTCAATTACAGGATTTTGTGCGTCTGCATTTGGGTCGGAAGTTGTTGATGGAGTTCCTTGAACTTGCGTGTATTTTTGAGTGACTGGGTTATACATATACCCATAACCATTTGGTGTTGGGATAGTGGTTGGGTCTATAGTCGGTGGAGTTTGTGGTTGATTGGGTGTACCAAGCGTTTGTTGGGCGTACTGGTTGAATTGAGCATTTGCATCAATCTGAGGTGCTTGTGGTTGCGCCGCACGTTGAGCTTGCATTTGTTTAAACATTTGCAATGCTGGTGTTTCTGTTGGTCGGTCTTCGTCGGCTATGCCACCTTCAGCGTATGAAGAGGCTTGCCCCATGTTGCCAAACAAGCCACCTAAACCTCCCTGCAAACCACCTTGCGGCATTTCAAGACCGAAAAAACCAGCTTTTCTTTGTTGCTCGTTTTGAATCTGATTTGCGTTAAATTCTTCGCGGGACACGGGTTTATAACCCACCATAGCTGGCTGAGGCCCGTTGAGATAATCTTCGTAACTCTGCATTTTGCCAACAGGCAGGTTATCGGATTGATATGGATTTGTAGGCACGACTTCTTGATTTTTTGGTGCGCTGTTATTGTTGCCTGCAAAACCACTACCTGCGGCTTGATAGCCATTTACATTTTGTTGACCAAACCCCGTTTGCCCAAACTGACCTCCACCTTGGTCGTCCATAGTTACATGGCCTTGCAATTGAACATTTCCTCCTTGCGCATACCCATACATTTTTTTAGCTTCTTCAGGAGTAAGCTTTGTGTATGAAGGCGCAAAATAACGTTGCTCACGACCATAAAGATCAGGGGTTGGGAATGGTGTAGTTGTCTGCGGTGTTCCGGGTGGGTTTTGTCCGGGCTGCGTTTGCTGTGGCTGACCGCTCGTGGGATTCATGGAAAAACCATACCGCTGACCCATATTTGCATCACCAACGGGTGCTTGATTTTGCTGCTTAGGGGTCATAGCGGAAAAAATAGCGGGCGCGGCAGCAGAACCAACGGTCTTAAGCAGACTCATAGGTGAACCACCAAGGTTTTTATACAAATTACTGATGCCGCCAGATTCACCCAAAGATCCAATACCTTTACCCATCATGCCAAGTGAATCCATAAGACCTGTCGGCTTTAGTTTGGCAACTGCATCTGCATAATTTGTTGAGGCCGCATTTTGGGCTGCGGCATATTTATCTGCCATTCCCGGATTTAAATCCGTATGAGTCGGGTTAAAAAACTCACTTGAATTTGCATTCGCAATCATTTCTTTTTGGGCAGCTTGGGCGGCAGTATCTCCAGATATAGCAGCATCCATACCGCTTTTTGCCAAACCCTCACCCAAACCAGCGCCACCATAAGCACCCAGCCCAGCCATCAATCCTTTGCCCAAACTACCCGTCAAAAGAGCGGTTCCTCCGCCAACAATGGCGGGGACAGCCATAGACCCAAGACCAGTCATTTCACCCAATCCGGGGACTGCGGCATCTAAAGCAAACCCAGCCACCATAGGCAGAATAGACTCAAGAAAACCAGCTTCAGGTAAACCCGTATGTGGGTTGGTGGTTAAATGACCGCCATGAGCTTGAGCAAGCGCGTTTAAACTACTCACTTCCCGTGGGGACATGTGAACTAACGTGGAATCTTTGCCACGACCATGATTTGAAAGGTGCTGGGCTGCAAGCTGTAGGCTCATATTTGCCTCTTTAAACGGGGGTGGTTGATCGTATCATGTTGGGCATATTTGAACAACTAGACTTTAATCTTCAAAACATTGGATGCCGTGGTATCGTAGTAAATATCTCCTGCGCGGAGATAAGCAAGATCTGCTTGGGTTGGCAAGCTTGCTTTGGGTGTAGTGGGCGCGGTTGGGTCTGGTTGAGCAAATGTCAGACCAGAAACTACACCTGTAGTACCTATGCCCTGAGAAGCAAACACGGAAGGAGAAGCATTGTCCAGTTGATTAAAGTACAGGCGCAGTACGTTGATAAGTTGCTCCATATATTGCCGGTCGTACTCGTCGGGCGCTGATGGAAATCGTGGTTGGACTGTATTTTTTAATACCATGCTTATCTCCTGCCGTCAGGTCTGATGTCAATTCGTGGTACGCCCAACTGCCATTGAACACCAAGCCCTTCAGTTGTAGAGCCTGCTGCCCCCGAACTTACTTGGAATGCCATCTGACGACCACGTATCCGTACATAAACTTGCTGGGTAAATTGCTGGACTGCGTATGTTTTTTGGCCTTGGTAATTCTGCGCACTTATAACAGCAGGATCATTTGATGAGCCATAATTAGCACCGGGGTTAGCGCGGGGTAGCACCGTAAACATTGCAGTCGGCGCATTTACGTTTGAGCCGTCAAAGGTCAAGTCAGGAATCAAGCGCCACACAAACCCGTAGTTATGCCCGTCCCCAATATCAAAGTCGGATGAAGTTACTTGAGAAACAATAGGTGTTGGCGGGTTAACTGTGCCGTCATCTGTCCCGCTTTCATGGTAAACAAGTATGGCGTTTGAAGTCCCGCCAGCTACTCCATATGTAGTTGCCATTGGATATGAGCGTATTGCACTATCAAGCCAAGCAGTTCGGCCTTGGTATGCAGTTCCTGTGTAGTTGCTCCAGTCGCCGTAGTACCACACGTTGTCCATATGGTTGTAAATTACATAGCGATTAATTACGTTAGAGCCAGCAGAACAGTACTGCCACCAAACTTCGTTGTAACCCTCGTTGGTTCCTGACATAAACTGATATGACTGCTCAAGATTAATGTCTGTGTACACATACTCCCGCAAAGTAGAGGGTAGCGTTTCAACACGACCAGAGTACATATAGAACTTGTCTGTACCCATCCAGTACGTAATGTTGTTAGCGGTTGCTATTGCATTCGGCCCTGCAATAGATATGTTGTCACCCAAAATCTGAAAACTCCAGACGTAAGGTGGGCCAAGGTACTGCATGGAATAAATTGCCGCATCTGTCAAAACCAATATCTCTTGACGCGTTTGTATGGCAGTAACGATTGTTGAGCCGTGGCTAAGACGATAATCTCCAGCCTGATTGGTGATTGCTGGCGTCCATGTCCAAATACTCTCTTGATCTGACCAGCGAATTAACATAGGGTCTATATAAGACTCAATGCCTGTACCAGCAGAATTTATTGGGTTAGCGCCAAAAGCAAAAACAAAACGTGAGGCATCTGATACAAGTGCGTAATTAACAATAGATGGGCAAGTTGAGTCTACCGGCAACCCCGCAACCGTTGCGCCTGCTTTAATCTCAACACCCCGATCAAAAATGTTTGGGTTAGCATTAACATCCCAATAGTACATAGCGCCGCCGCGAGGGTTGAATATTAAATTCTCACCAAAGTTTGATTGACTCCATAAGCGCAACTGAATACCAATACCTTGACCCGCAGGCGCAGAAGCGCCCCAACCAGTTGCGGTAAAGCCAGTTGTTGTACCACTCCATCCACCAGCGCCCCAGCCCACGCCCTGTGTGTAAACATCGGAACCTGTAGTGATCTGGTATGTAAAAGTTGCAGTCGCCGCAGATGTGCCGCTTGATGTTGCTGCCACAGATGTGGTTATGTAATAAGTATTTGAATCTATATATGTTATTTGATACTCAACAGGGGAGGCATTTGTCCCCATTGTTGCCGCAGGGATACCATTTACAGCACCCGATGTGGCTGTGATAGTTACAAAGTCGCCTGTTTGTGCGCCGTGGCCCGGATCGTTTACACGCACTTGAGTTGTGCTGTAAGTTGTAAAAGCATTAGCTACTGCGGTGTGTGTTAAGCGAATTGGGGTAACGTCATAAAAACTACCGCCCGGGCCATTTTGAATGTAAAACTTGAGGTTTGTGCCAAGGCTAAGAAGGTTGTAACCGACCAGATTCAACCAATTCCAAAGAGATCGGCACACTCCCCAAATAGAACCGGTGGAAGGGGATGGCACAGTAGTTGTTATTCCCGCTATCTCTTTAGAAATAGCGCCGTTGTCTTTTGTCCACCCACCGATTTTCTCTGGCTGGCCTGAGCGAAACCGAATCTTATTGGAAGCATAGTACCCGCCCTCGTTAGCGTATGAAGTGCTTTCCCTGTTTGTACCGGCACGGAGGGCGAGTTTTTGGATGGGCATGATTAACCTACGTTGCGCTCAAAGTGAGGGCAGTCCACAAGATTGGAAAAGTTTCCACCCCAGCGATTTTTTGGGTACAGGGATTCCCAGTATGCGCCAAGGGGAGCAATTGTTGCTTTGTCCCAAATGATCTTTCCATCCTTGAAGAAGTTCAGGTCTATGGCGCAGCGTTTTAGATGGATGGAATTCATTGTCTTGGAACGCCCCGTCTTGAAATAAATTGCTTGCTGTTCGGGTGTACGGGCAAGTTCACCGCCGGTCACCACGAATCCTTGGTCTGTAGCGTACTGGATTAGCTTACACATGTCCAGCAAAAACGCAGCTTGTTCAGTGTTTAAACTCATTTTTTGCCTT